GGTTTTGGGTTACTTTTTCTTACCAAAGTGGGCGGCACTAAACCCACCGCGATTGACTAGCTTGACTAGTCCCTTAGGAGTATTGAAGACAAATCCTTCGCCGCCCGGTCTATCATTGATTGATTGTTCTAGTCCTTTAACCTGCTGTTCAAGTTGATCGGAAAGACTATTTTTAAGTTCGGCGATAGCAAAGTACAATTCAATAAGATTATCTAATGCTTCCTTGTTTTGGAAAAGATAACCGTCGTTTTCCCCGACCAAGAATCGATATTGCTTACCGCTGACATTGTTTTGTAGCCATTGCTCTAGTGGCAAGTTAGTTTGTCTAGTTGCTGTGTGTCCTAAGTATTTCATTAGAGCGTTTCTTGCCACACCCTCCATGCCATTCAAGAAGTCATCCAGTTTACCATTCTTAGTAAGTGCTTGATTGACATTCGAAACTTCATTCTTAGGAGCTTCTAGTGCAAAATCAATGCCCATATTCGGAGTAAGAATAGCAACCTGACTATTACTCTTTAGCCCCTTGCCGTTCCAAGGAACAGGAGGAGAACTAATATCAGCGAAATATTGATGAACTGCAACGCCGCCGCTAGTTCCAGCAATCATGTTACCTAGCTCACTCTTTGCTGGAACTGCATAAGTCACCGTATTGGGCTTGAATACGAACTTGCCGTTAACAGGTTTTAGTTGTTCGCCCCACATCAAGTCTCCCCAAAAGAAACCCTTAGTGCCGCCTACTGCGTCTTTTAATCCATTCCAAATAGAGTTGAGTCTACCGTATAAATCCGGACGACTCTTGCCTCTACTAGCATCATACTCTTGCCAAAACTTAGGACTTGTGCCTAAATACTCAGTTCCCTTGTCAAACATATACTTGTCTGATACAGTGAATTGTCCCTTGTCATTATATCCAAAGATAAGAGCTGGGAAGCCGTCCCACTTAATTGTAAGTGTTTCTGGGTTGTCAATTACATGATACATAGAATCAACTGCATCACGAGCAGAGGATACCCCGCTGAGTACGGAATCCTCAGGATGAGGAGTTCTAGCATCTGCTTCAAGCAATAGTGATTCGTTTAGTAGTTCAACTATTCTCATTTTACAATATCTAGCAATGTTCTGAACCAATCAGATGTACCTACGCTCTCGCTAAGCTTAATGTCAGTAGGGATACCGATGTCACGTACTGTAGGATTTTCAGAGAAGTCTTTTAACACAGACTTGATTAGTTCCGGAGAATAATTCTTATCCATTGCTTTTCTCAATGACTCATAAGAATACAAGTCATCTGCATTATTAAGTTTCAACATTTTAGCGATTTCATCAGGGTTCTTATATGGACCATCGATGATCTTGTTATTATTCTTTTTAGTGTAACCATCACCCTTCTTGTTAGGTTCGGGGGTTCGCAATACTTTAACAAGACCGTCGGTAGGACTCCACATATATCGTTCTGATTGCATAGCTCTACCATCAGGAATCCTTTGTTCTGAGTCTTTACGATTCAAATGTGCAGTGATTGACGCTAATAAGAGGTTTCTAAACACACCCTTGTACTTGCTGTCCTTCTCCTGAGGAGCATGGTAGTAAGTTTTGAGCCAACCCGGATCTCCTGGCATAAAATCTACCTGGACATAACCGGTTCTTGGCTTACCTTGTACTTGCTTGTTTGGATCATAATCAGCAATCTTAACTTTGGTCATGATTACTGAACTTTTAGCAAGGTCAAGTACTTCTGGAATAGACTTTAACTTTTCTACAAACGCAGGAAGGTCTTCATTGCTGATATCTAATGCGACATCGATATCACCAGAAAATTCTTTCTTACCTACGCTACCAAGCGTATTATTTTTGAGGTCAATGCCTAAAATCTTTTCTAGGCTGTCCAATGTGGGTTCAATCTCATCAATATGGATTGCGCCAACACCGGGCATTGCACCACCTTCAGCTAAAATGCTCATCTTCTGCGTCTTGACTCTGTGGTAGTGGTGGCCGGAGCAGCATTTGCTTCCGGTTTTTTATGTGCTGCTGCGCCGAAATCACCGGTTGCAGGCTTTTCTTCCCCGCCTTCCTGATCAAGCTTAGCAGTTTCATCTTCGATACCTTTCGGCATAGTCGGTGAGGCTTTTGAAAGAGCAAAAGCAGTTTTTGCTAGTGTTTTGATTGCACTCTTATATCCCGACGGGTAGGAATCTTCAATGGATTGAATCATGGGAAGGACTGTAGCTTCGCTAGCTTTCCAATCTACACCATTCATATACTGTTTAAACCAAGCTAGCATATACTGACCTATTGATTGTTGTCCGCCACTTGGCTGCGATTGCTGTGCTTGAGGAACTGTGGGTGTATCTAAAGTAGCGTTTGGTGGAAGATTGATGTTTTGTGGAGCAGGGGTTGAGCCTGCCTTACCAACCGTTGCAGTAGTTTTGGCAGGCGCGCCGCCGAATCCCGGACCGCCTGTTGTAACTTCCATGATGCTTTCGAATAATTGGTTTAGTTTAACGTAGCGAGTTTCAGCAATATAGTAGTTCTTACCTTCTTTCAGTACGGAAAGACCTAAGTCTTTCCAAGTAAGTCCTACTGCTTCTACCAACTTGTTAGCGAAATAGATTCTCCAAGCTTCTGACATAGTTTTACCTGAACGAAGATTATTAACCGCTTGATTGGCAAAACCAGCATCAGTTCCTGCTCGTTTAATAATACCTTCTACGCCTTTAACAGCGTTATTCCATTCAGGAGTCCCTTGGCGGTCAGCCATTGAATTAACTAATTCTTTAGTCAACGCAATTTTTTGGTTCTTGTCAGTAGCTTGATTAATTGCTTGTGCAGCCTGCTTAACGTAGTTATTGATATTCTGTGTTGTTTGCTGTTGTGACTTATTAGCTGCAACTGCGGGTGCTGTGGCACTTGACTTGGCTGCGGGTGCCCCGGGAGTAGTTGGGGATGTCGGCGTAGCAGGCGCTCCCGATGTAGCTGGGGTAGTTGGAGTCGTCGGAGTAGCTGGAGTAGCTGGAGTAGCTGGAGCTCCCGGTTGTCCCGGCTCTGGTTTAACATCAGCAGGATTCTTTTCTACGGCTGTGGGTGCAAGAGTTCCTCTTGCTTTAGGATCTACAAGTCGACCTTTTACTGCATTATCTAAGGAAGTAAATGCATCATCATAGAAGTCTTTCAGAAACATGTCCTGAATCATTTGCTGCTTGAAGCCTTTGCCAGTAAAGCCGCTCTTGACTGCGGCCGAACCTACGTCTCCTATAAAGCTGCTTAAGCTAAGCTCGGCAAGTCTTTGTTCTTCTATTTTCTTGAATTCACTTATTTTCATGTTTCTTCCTTAAGGACTTTGCAAATCTTGCTTGATCTTTACCCTTAATTGCGCTCAACAATTTCTTCTCAAGCAGTTCTGCCTTATCGGAAGGATAGTGTTTTTGCATCAATTCAATTAAATTGATAGCACTAGTAATAATGTTGGACGCACGGTTTTCAATGATGTTATTAATATCACGAGTGTCTCCGAACGACTGGAGTTCTTCTAAAAGGCTACGAGTCTTTTTTTGCATAATAGTGTAAAGATCCTACTGAATGTATTTATTCTTAAATCAGAAAATCATTTCTTAAGTGAACTCAATAGTGACTTTAATTTAGCGGATTGTGCGTCTCCTACACCCTTAGTTTCTCTTTGTTGAATTGTATTATGCACTGCCTCGTTAGTAGAACCTACTTGACTCGTAGTTTTAATTTGACTTAGTATCTGATTAGGAGTAGGCTGCTGTTGTCTACCCTCTTCTGGATCGTCATCAGTAATACGCATAGTTTCGATGTTGTATTCCAAGTCAATCTTTTGCCCGACGCCAGTAGAACTACGAGACTTCATACACTGAATCTGATACTTGCCTCGCTCTTTCATAGAACGTGACGTAAAGATACCGAACACATAGTCAGCAGTGTTAATCTTAGAAATACCACCTGCGATGTGACTGTGATCGAATTCGATTTCTTCAACTGCGCTACGATTCAACTGTGATGCAGTGATGAGAAGAACACCAAGTTCTTTCGCTAGATTGCGAAGTTCTTCCGAAACATACTTGTCCTTGATGAACTGGTCATTAGGATTAACTTTGACAGATACCGGCATGACCAAATCAAGATAGTCAATCATTACGAAATCGACCTTGATGCCAGTCTGAATCTGCACTTCTTTGATGTAGCTGCGAATAGCGTTTACGTTACTCTGTGCGGGCAATGCCTTTACACGATACTTACCAAACTTCTTGCCAGCCATCTTGACTCGTAATTCAGTATCGTCCAAGTTCTTTCTAATGTCTCGTGTACTCATATTAGTCAACATAGCATCAGTACGAAGCGATGTCAATTCTTCTGAAAGTTCGAGAGTGATGTAGACTCCACTAAGTCCTTGACTCAACCAGTTAAGAGCGATGTTCATCATGACCAGCGACTTACCTGAACCAGAACCACCTGCGAAG